AGTTATCCCGTTTGTAACAGTCAAGCTGTCTGGAACAGCGGTAGTCGTCACGTTCCCGCTGTTGTCCATTACTAGAACAGAGTTTACTGAAGGGGGTGCTGGGGGGAGTGTGAGAGTATAGTTTGAGCTCAAAGAACTTGGAGGAGCTAATGTAATACCAGGGCTCGAAGCAGTCAACTTACGTATAGTAACGGAACCATTGTCCATGTTAGCTGCTGTGTTGGCGGCTGACTGCCACACAAACGTTGAAGTACCTGAAACATAACTGGCACTAGCAGGGGATGTTAAGTTAGCTATGCTACCGGACGTACCTGCAATACCTCCGGCTTTAGTGATCTGAATCTGGTTTCCGTTTTCATCATTGAAGTAAAGATCTACTCCGGAAACGTAGACACAACCAAGGTCCAATGCTCCTGCCAACGGTGATGCCTGAACTGCATATCTAGAGCTTCTGAGCATCGTTTGGTTGTTGTTGTTGAACGTAAGGTCCGAGTTAATGTTCAGCCCAGACGGAGGAATCTGAACTCCAGAACCCGGAGTATGGTTATGGGCATCGAGAATTGTAAGAGAACTATTAAGGTCTGTGGCCCACGTAGGACTTGGTTCAGTTCCAACACCCGGGATTACTAGTCCCATATTGGGTGATATAGTGTCTGCCATTAGAATACCGCCAGACTAACTACCACAGGTCCGCTTGCTGTGAGAGTCAGTGTCAAAGGGTTGAATGCTGCGCTACGGTACACGGAAACTGCGCCCTGTATGTCGGTCAGATACCAACCAGTAGGGGTTTTACCCAGAAGATGGTTGATTACGTTAACCCCCGTTACTAGAACAAGATTAGGAAGCAACACCCCTTGGTTCAGGGGACTTGCTAGGACTGGATCAAGTTGGGACTTCCACCGGGTCTGAGCCGTGTCCCAAGGAAGTTTTAGGGGGAGTGCCACTACCAGCCTCCCTGACCGCCGCCTTGGCCCCAACCGGTTCCGCCATACACAGAGTCTTTCCTGGTTTCAGAGATCGTGTCAGGTTGACCGTAGTCTTTGTTGCTGGCGGACTGTTCAATTCGCTGTTTCAAGAAAACGATTTCTTCTGTGAGTTTCGTAGTATCGATGTCTTGCTCTTTGTCTAACGCGTACTTCGCAGTCCGGGCGATTACGTATCTAAGCCAACCAGACCATCCAATCGTGGTGACGTCTGTGTCTGCTAGGAGCGATGGAAGCCGGGGAGCGTACGTTAACCGGACTTGCTGGTTACCGGCTGGAGTAGGGATGAAGTTAATCGTACCAGGTCCGCCNCCGTTNCCACCCATAGGTCTGTAGCGCATGTTGTATACGCCGTAGATAGTACTGGTACTATTNGGATANACGTAAGCGTTACGGTCGATGTAGTCGTATCGGTTCAGGGTTACCCAAGCGTTGTTTGAAGTGTTGACTCCAAGGTCAACNCCCACTAGTTTGTAGAATGCAGGAAGAGGGGCTCCGGTGCTTCCACCTAAAACACCGCCCAGATAGTTCGTACCATCCGGCATAGCATAGTTCTGGACTGAACCCGTGGTGTTTATAAACGCGTACGGGGCTATCGAATAGTCTTCATACGTAGTGATCAGAAGGTCATAGAGTTCGTACATCGCGAGGCGTATGAACGAGTTCCACTCTGAGTCTGTGACGAAGTTGCTGTTAACCCGGTCTGCGGTCTGCTTAGACCTAAGTCGGAGTTCTCCCAGTGACATCTCCCCGGGAGGGGCTGCGACCATTGTGGCGACGCTGGAGTACGGGCTGGTACCTGAGATGTTTACCGCTGCTACTTGGTAGTAGTACAGTATCCCAATTCCGGGCATAGCATCCGTGTACTGAACTGAGGGTACGGAAGCAAGGTTAGTGAAGTTCACCCCGTCCGTGGAACGCTGAAGTTGGTAGCTTGTGGCTCCCAGACTTCCCGTCCACGTTAATAGGATGTTTCCGTCAGCCTGCTGTGCGTCTAGCGATTGAGGTTGATATGGGATAGCCACTTAGCCACCCCTTACAATCCGTCGATCGTGACCGAACTGATGTCCATGTAAATCGACATACCGCAAACACTGCCGTCCGCGGGAGCTGTTGGACTGCCTGCAGACAAGAATTGAACTAAGAGATACGCTCCGCCATTGGCCGCGATGTTCGAGTTACTGATGCTTTGGTTAGGATCGCCTACGACTTCAACCGAGGTGATACCGGATACCGAAGGTGTTTCAACAGCAGCCGAGCCTCCGATAGTTCCAGTGGCCGTTGCGATGAAGCTCTGACCGACAGCGGGAGTCAACCCAGGAGGAAGCCCTTTAGCCTGCCATTGAGCAAGACTGGCTGTTCCAAGACTAACGATGATATACGCATTGTGCTGGGTAACCGAAGTCAGAGGACTTCCACTAACTGGGCTGACAAATCCAGACGTTCCACCGAGGTAATACCGGTAGTTGCTTTTAAGCTGAATCAACGCGAAACCTGACGCAGGGTTGGGGTTCGTTTGACCGTTATTCGTGCCTGGGCTGGCCGAAGTGTGCATGAATACGTTGTGGACATATCCGTTGCTCTTTAAGCTTCGGATTCCTAAGCCGTTTCCGTTGGCCGAGTCAACTACGAAGTTGAGGTCGATTTTAACAGGCTGGGTGATATTCGAGTAAAAATGGCCGCCGTTTTGGCCGTTACCGCGTTGAACTGACATTTTTGAGTCCTCTGTTAGGCAATTTCTCTCTCGGCTGCGCCTAACGGTGCCTTGGGATGGCTTTCCTGGCCGAGCAGTACGCCCCAGGGTATCCTAGAGCCTCGTAGGGGTCAGAGAATGCAGTGTAGGGCAACGTCAGCGATATTAGGGGATATTAGGAATACTTTATCAAGTACTCAAGGGCGGCACTCACAGTTTCTATATCATCTTTAAGATTGCCTAGACCTGCATTACAGTTCAGACAAATAAGACCACGGATCTTACCAGTTTTATGGTCATGATCAACTGATAGGCGCCCTTTTTTAGTAGAGGGGGTATGGTCCTTGCCACAAATAGAACACTTATAGTCCTGTAATTCCAACATTTTCTTATATTGATCTAACTCCAAACCGTACTTACTTCGTATATCGTTAGCCATCTGTTTTTCAGGATTCTTTGCACGCCACATTGCCGCATAGTTATTGTAATGGGACTTGTTTCGCTCTCTCCAAGTGTACATATCTTTTTGAGAGCATTCCTTACAGTCACCTCTATATTTGGTATTACCAGAAGGATTTATACCACTTTTAAAGAATTGAGACTCAGGTTTAGCAACCTTACATTTAGAGCAATACTTCATGTACTTATAATATGCTATTAGAAGACAAAAAACAAGGGATAAGATTTTTAGTCCCTATCCCTTGTAGTAAGCTATCGGTTAAAGTGACTTAAGCACTTAAACTTACAACCATATTATAACCTGGGGCTGAACAGATACAGTTCCCGTAATAGGCGATACGGATTTCAAGAGCATCCGCATTACCAACCCGGAGACCTTCCAGACCTTCCATTCCGTAGGTAAGGATATGGGGCGCCTTGCCTAAGGTACGGAGTTTCCAGCTGTCCGTGGTCAAGCAGTACGCAGTCTGCGGAGGGCAGCTACGATCAGCCATGACCGGGAGTTTGCCGTAAGCACTGTGGAAGTGAATCGCTTCGAAAGCGACTTCAACTTCATCGTGCTCAAGCTGGACGTATTGGACCTTGGCCCCAAGCTCGTTGACAAGCGTGGAGTAGGACACGAAGTCCATGACGATTAGATCCGGAGCCGCGCCTTCGCGGTTAGCTAACGCTAGTGCGTTAGTCAACCCTTCAGCGATGCTGAATGCCGACGCGTTGTACCGGAGACCGGCTAGACGCGTAGGATCTGCTGAGCGGTTAACGCCCCAGAAGTTATCGTTCGACGGAGGATCCGAATTAGGAATCCAAGCCGCGAGGCCGGACAACCCTAACAACCCTGCCTGAGTGCTCGATCCACCGATACCGATGTCTCCGAGAACCTGGAGGAAGTCGCCCGCGCCCCAGCTAGAACCAGGGGCCCCTTGAACAACCGTACCCGAGATTGCGCCGGTTCCACGGTTGACCGAAGTCAACTGGATAGCATCAATCGTGCCTGGGGTGTTCTGAAGAGCAGCTCCACCGTCCGTGGCCGAAGCCTGGAGGGTCATGCCAACTTCGAACTGAACTACTTGCTGAGAGTTACTCAGAGTCAAGCTCAGAGTCGAGCCAACCAAGGACACGCCAGCAGACGAGATCACTCCGCGAGAGGCTGTGCCGCCCGAGAAGAGCTCAAACGCCATGTTGTTCGAGATGTTACGGAACCCGTTGTCCATGGTGCGAGACGCTTCGTCTACGAACGCGCCGGCGTTGGACTTAGTTTGTTCCATTAACAAGTTCGTGATCGTGACTAGTTGGTAGTCCTGAATCGCGTACACGAAGTACGAGATTACGCTGGACGCAGTCTGCTGGTTTTGTGCGTTCGCGAAAACGTGCGCACGGCCTGCAGGGTTTGCGTATTCCAACGGAACCGGGATGTACTTACCCGCGAACCCGTCCGGGCTCTCGTTCTTAGGAATCATCGCGAGCCAAGGGTTCTTGGCGTACACGATATTTTTCATGTAGTCTTTGTCGTCCACATAGAGCTCTTTCAGAGCTGCTATCTGGTTCGAACTATTAGCATATACTGGGCTGATCGCCATTTACTTACCTTTTTAAAACGCCTCGGGCGGCTGCGATCGCTCGTTCCCTACGGGACATTTGCGGTGTCGCGGCTCCTTGGCTTGTTAAAGTTCTCATCGCCGGTTTAATCGGCGCTGCGGCTACCTGCTGGGTAGCCTTAAATTTCTTTGCTTCCGAGAGGCTCTGGTATTCCTTAGTCAGTTCTTCTTCAACTAACTTAAGTGCATCGGTTTCAGTCAATGCTTCTCCAGATTCCTTCCAGGTACGTCGGATTAGGTCTACTGCCTCATCTTCCATACCCGCTCTACGAACGAGCTCAAACTCGTCATTCGAAGCGACCATCTGGGTGATGTTCCGTTTCATCTCAGCGAAAACTTGTTGTTCTTGCTGGGAATCCCGTTCGCTAAGTGTCTTACTGATTTCTTCTTTGGTAGCTTTGAGCTCTTGCTTAAGCTTTTGGATTTCGGGGTTTAGACCAGATTGGTTGGCTAGGATAGCCTCTGTGAGGTCGTCGTATGTAACGCCGGCCTCTTGTAGAACTTCCAGTGGAGTCGTTTTGAGCCGGGACATTAGGTCAGGCTGGGTTGCCTTGGACTCTAGCGCCCGTTCGCGCTCAGCGATCTGTCTCTCTCTTACTTGGAGAGCCCGACGTGCTTTCGCAAGGTCGGCTTGCTGGGGATCAAGGGGTTTCGTGTCTTCGACCGCCTTGGCCTCTACAGTGGCGTCAGAAGATGCAGTTTGGGAACTCTGGGGTTGGGTTTGGGGCTGCTCAATTGACGGGTAAAAGTCTTCCCGGGGTTCAGGGGTAGAATTAGTCTTCATAGTTATCTTACGGATGTCTCTCTGAGCTTGAGAAATCCTTGGATCTACTGGAGTATCGGATTCAGCGATACTCACGGGTGTCTCGCCTCGGAAAGCTTTCGTAGCTGCTAACTTCCGGGATTCACTGGTTTGTTCTGTGGACACGTTGGCTCCGGCAATACTAGTGCCAGATGCCATAGGGGTGATTTTCATGTTATCTCCGTTACTTCGGGTTACTTTGAATGTAACATAAAAACTTTTATGTTACAGGTTAAGCTACAGCCGGTGAAGGCGCAGCTGAGTTAGGGACTAAAGGCGATACAGGAGTCGGCATCGGATTAGCCGTGGGTACAGCCCCCGGCATCGGGGGCGGCATAGCTTCCTGTTTTAAGGTCTGTACTTGGGAGAAAAAGTCTCGGAGCATGTCCGCTTTCTTCTCCTCTAGCTTGGCTGCTAGGTAAAGGTTGATATATTGGACAGTTAACTGGGTTGCAAGTTCCAGATCCAAGAATGGATCAGGCATCGTGTACTTGCCGTCAGCTACGATGTCATCAAGGATCTTGAAAATGCGCTCTTCAGACGCATTGTCGAGCTTTTCGTTCTGCTCAAGGTCCTGAGGAACTCTCATGAGCCTTCGACCTTCTTTAACGGTCAACATTCCAGACTGAACCATCTCTGTGACAGTCGCAATCCTGCCTGCAGGGGTTCGGGGAAGCGAGGATTCACTGAAACACTGGATAACAAAGGGGTCTTTAAGGATATCCATCTTCGGAAGATCGATTTCCTTCGTACCATCTTTGTTTGGGTACACGGTTTGGTAACTTCCGGTCTCTTCAGCGATTTCCATCGCCGTTTCGGTCACAAGATAGCCGAGGTCAATGAATAACTGCTCGTATTTCTTGGATAACAGGGAAAATCGATCGTTAGAGATGTCGTCGTAGCTACGAATGGCCGCACCGGAGTTCAAACCTTCGGGTTTCTGGGACGTAGCCTGCATCGCAGACACACCTGACTGCTGGAAACCGTACTGGATGAGTCTGTCACGCTCTTGATACATCTCTGGGGCGTTGATCGGGGCTACAATGTACTCAGGTTTGGTGCCGGAGTACTTCACTATGACCCCGATCTCGTTGTTATGGCTCTGAGCCGTGATCTTGGAGGACTGTTCTTGGAGAACCCTAGGCACGCCTACCAAGGTAATGGCCCTGGCGATGACGTACATGATTCGGTTCAAGGTTAACTGGGTTCCGAAGAGCTGGGTAGCGAGTCCTTGGCCCCAGAATCCCAAGAACGGGTCGGAATAGTTCATGAAAGCAAACGGGAACTTTACTTTGTGGTACTCTTCATCAAAGATCGGTCCTTCAACGGTAGCTAAAGTATGTCTACCAGGAACGTAACCGGGAGCGGAGGGGTCTGGACCAGACGCTAGCTTCCAACCCTCAACTACTAAGACCTGGTCAGCTGTAGTTCTTCCAGAGTCCGGGGCGTTGTCAGGATAACTTTGGGGAGTGCTTTCGATTACACCCTTGCCTTTGGGATGGTCTGACAGTAGCTTGTCCCTGTCCATTAACTTAAGCTGTACTAATTGCTGGGGGTTACCGTTAATAGAGTCGTTGTCGTCTACGAAGAGATCCGTTGCCAATACCCGGTCTATACAGACTTTGTCATCATCCCCTCGGTAAACCTTAAGGGCCCCGGTTCCCATGACGATGCAATCGCGTAAGGCCTTGACACCTTTGTCGTAGGCCTTGGTTTGGTAAAATTCTCCCAAGACAAACCGATTGAGCTGTTGAGCAAGGTGTCGTTGGCGATAGTCCGCGTTGTCCGTCAAGAACTTAGGCTGGGGCTTGTCCTGGGAAAGTCGAGAGACTAGTGTGTCTGTGCAGGCTTGGATGAGGTTGAACGTCGGACGGTCGTCGGGCAAAGTTTTTGTCCGATCCATTTTAGAAACGTTACTTCCTGCATAAGAATAAACACTTAACCCGGCATACAGTCGGACGTCCACCGCTAACTGGCGCATGCGATAGGTCTGTAGGGTTTTGAGATAGGCAGCGGTTCCGCAGAGTTCTGAAGCTAGTTGCTCTTTAGTCTCGGCCTTCCACCACTCAGCGAGTACGCCCTTAGCAGCGTCGTCCTGCTTGGCACGGGTCTGCATGACGATCCGGGCTTCGGTGGGTTTTGAAGGACGGACTTTCACTTAGTTCCGGTCCTTTCGGAACGGGTCTTCTGAAGGAATCCCGCCGCTGGCATAGAATGCTTCTTGCTCGGGAGTAAGTAGTCCTGGGGGAAAGTTAGCGTACGGGTCGAGTTGAGCTTCCTCGTACTGGTACTGAGTCTGCTCACCGGGCTCTTGGGGTAGATCGCCTAGTTTAATAGATACTTGTCCTAAAGACAACTCTGTTACTCCCTGCTTGCGGCAGAGCTTCAGGAGTTTCTCCAGGTCTTTTAGATTGTCGATCACAAAGCTCCTACGCCGGTCGCGGCATTCGGTCTTTTTTAGCTCTGGACTTCATGATGCGGGATACGATGTCTCTGCGGTCAGAGTCTTCTTGGGCATCGCCAAGCTCGTCCCCGGAGTTCTTCCCAGTGTAGGATTCTTCGAGGTCGTCTCGTAGAGCCAAGTCGTCGAATTCGTTCTGCTTGAAACCGGCTAGCCGAGAGTCCATTGGACCGTGGTCTTCGTTGGCGACTTTGCCGCCTTCAGAGTACCCTTTGGCCCTGCTCATCATGATTTTCTTGATCAGAGGATGAATTGAGTCCATGTCTCCGGCACCTTCATCAGACGCGCCATGTTGATTCAGGGACAATGCACGTCCTTCAGAGTGAGGGGGGTCTTCAGGGAGCATCGCATTGACAGGTTCAGCTTGTTCGTGAACCATGCAGGGGGATTCACAGTGTTCGTTGCACGAGGACTGGTAACCAGAGTCTGTAAGCATTCCGCCTTCAGCAAATCCCAATACACCTGAAGGTTTCGTTGTACCGGATCCTAGCGCCTTATTGAAACTGTCTTGAACTTTCTTGCGGTCTTGATCTGATGCTGGGAGTTGTGGTCTGGGTTGAGAAATGGGTCCACCCTCTGCTTTAAGATTGGGAGAAACCATGGAACGAATCTCGTCCAATACGCTTCTATGTTCGTTTTTGGACTGCTCCAGCATGTCTTCTCTGGATAGGTGTTTACCGGTCTTAGGAACTACTCCAGAACCGCTTTTACCTAAATACCCTGCATAAGACTCTCCCATTGAGTCTTTAGAGTGAGGGTAAGGGAGTCTAGGAACGTGTACTCCCTTTTCTTCTTTTTGAGAAGAGTACTTACGAGCTTCTTTAGCTCCTTGATGTAAACGATCCACTTTTCCGCCGTCTGCCATATATCCTCCGTAAGCCTTATTATACTTACGTTTCATGGCATAGGCAATGGCCAAAGATTGTTTCTGAGGCTTACCTGCGTCCATCTCGGTCTCGACGTTCTTGGAGAATGCTTTCTTAGATTTACCTTTGAGTAACGGCATCTTAGCCTCCCAGACTCAACTGAGCATTCATCTTGATCGAGTTTGCCGGCTGGTCTGCTGCAGCGGCTGAACTAAGAACTACTGCCAGGGTGTCTAGAGCTGAGCATGCGATCTCAGCACGGAACCCTTCGGCACCGGCTTGGCCTGTGTAGACAGGGCTGCCGTTCTGGTTAATAGTCACGAGGCAAGCGGAGACTCCTCCGCCGCTTACTAGGGTAGGAATCGAGAGTTGCCCTTGGAGCAGGTACAACCCTGCCGAAGGAACTACAGTACTGAGTGTACCGAGTCCAGAAAACACTAAGTTTTGGGAATAGTTAGCCATTAGTTGAGTCCTTGATCGATAGAAGCGGACGACTTAATTGAATTCAGTAAGTTGTCTGCAGCGTTGGAGGAAGTCATGTCAATCTCAATCGTGTCCGAGGCGGAACAGTTGAGTAAGAACTTGAAGTTAAGACTGGATTGTTCGGGGGCCGCGATAGCAGGAGCTGTGAGCTTAGTGCTTCCGTTCTGCTTGACGAGAACGACTAGACTGGAATTGACTGCAGGACCTGATGTGGCGTTACTGCCTGCTGCAGGAGGTTGCTGGTATCCGGAGTTGTCTGGTCCAAAGCCTTGGCCTTCAGAACCGGTACCGAGCCCGCCTCCGCCTTTAGCGAATCCGTACTGGTCTCCACCGCCTCTGCCAGAACCAAGCCCTTGGCCCGAACCTGCGCCGTCGCCTGTGGGGTCGGCCTGGGGGACCGTAGCGGAGAAGTTTACAGTGTATAACCCGTCGGAAGGAATGGTGAATGTATAAGTACTCAACCCTACGGAGACGTAAGGTTGGTTAAGGAAGAGTATATTTGCCATAAGATGCAGACGTCAGGAAATGCAGTTTTCCAGGGAAATCCGGGTTATTGTGGCTTTTTAATACCGTATCTGTGAAGAATTGTGTCCAAAGGGTCAGAATCCATTGGATCAGACGGCCAGTCACCTTGCTGGTCTTGGGTAGTCAGTCTCTCACGCTCACGCTCCCACATCCCCTCAGCTTGCTTTTCGTACCATCGTTTGGAGTACAACGGGATGACTTCCTGGGCTTCAGTGAACTGGTAGTGGTATCCGTTACGCCANGCGTACAAGAAACGCNTCGCAGAGATGGTTGGGTAGGCTCGGGTGTTCTTTCTTCGGAATCAGGATGCGGTCGCTGCCAGGCTCGGTCTTCCAGACTAGCCCCATCATTTCGTTGATTAGGTCGGTACAAGTCACCGATACCTTTACCTTACCCTGGGCCAGGTCACCATTCAGTAGCTCGATGAACGTAGCTTTGTCGCGCTTGTCGGCGTACTCGAACGGGATGTTACTCCGGTGACGCATGGACTCAACGCCTTGTTTGTTAGCGCCGTCAATGACTACCTTGACTGGGCAGTGAGCCGGGTCTTCCATGAACTCGTTGATTTTGTTCACGACCTGGTCAAACGTCATGTGCTTCTTGTTGAATGTCTTGACTACTCTGAGCACAGGGTCGTTGTCATGGAAGGCTACTAGTACGAACGCGTTGTCATCTTCCCAACCGGTGTCTACCCCGAGTACGTAGGTCCAACCTGTCGGGGACAATGACTTGGGTAGGTCGTGGTACATGTTCTTGTGTTCGTTGAACTTGTACACTAGCTTGTCCGTGTCGATGACCCACTGGTTCAGGTACCATTGCTTGTATAGAGGTGTCTCCTTGAACTCAGGCCTGAGCTCGTCTATCTCTGCTAGATCATTAGCCCACTGGGTTGCCATGTGTGGGTTGTCGAACGCTGTCCACTGAAACAGCTTCCATCCTCGCTCCTTGCCAACCGTGATGTCGTAGAACAACCCACGGGTGAAGTTGCTGGACGTACCGAGCATGCAGATAGTACCCTGTAAGTCAGCCATGGCAGGGCCTAGGATACCGTACACGAGCTTCCTGGTATCGATAGTGTAGGTCGAGCCTTCATCGATGCACACTAGCTTGTACTTACGACCTAGGAGCTTGTTCATCTCATCGTCACTGGAGTCAGCTCCTGTGATCGTTATGACGCTTCCATTAGTCAGGGTCATCGTCAGCCTGGACTCGTTGAACTTAGCCTTGAGCCCAAGCTTGAGGTTGATGTCCTTCAGGATGTCCTTCCACACGATGTCGAGTGCTGACTGTCTGGTTAACCCGATGAAGAGACAGTTAGACTTGGGGAATCTCAGAGCCTCGTAGACTAAATAGAGCCCTGCAGTGTACGACTTCGCGCTGCGGCGTGTACACCATAATGCCTTATGCCTGTGTGGGTCTGTGATGAACCCGCGTTGGGATTCGAATGCNAGGCTTAGGACACGGTCGGGGTTGATCTGGGAGGCGAGGCGCTTGGCTAGGAGGGCTCTGGCTCTTACTGGATCCATACTGTTGTCGGGCGGTGTTGGTTTAAGTTGTCTACGATAGGACAACTATAGCTTGTTGTTTGGGCGATAATCTAAACTAGGGTACAGGCGGTCTTACTTCCCTGTAGTTGAAAGAGTTCTCCTCTAACCGGATCATGCATTGATCCCGCGCTAACCTCGATCCCTTCTAAGGACGCCGCCGTACTGTTCATCGTAGCCGAGTGTTCATTATAAAGTGAACACACTATGGCTTAAAGGNACTGTCTTCGCTCCCGTCCCCTTGCTAGTATACTGTACTGGATNCAGTTACTGTATACTAACGCCTAACCGGATAGTATAATCAATCCCTAACCTCGATTCAATCCTAGGTTAGTTTCGTTCTTGTGGGGGCTGGTTGCTCCAGTATAACAATCTGAGAACCCTGTGTCAAGCACTATTATTCAACTATTTTCATTATTATTACGAATCCCTGGCAGGCACCTGATATCAAGTACTTACACTGCAAACAATCTGGGTAACTGGTGGGAATACCCTTGACTTCCCCCAATCTCTTAGGCGATAGAGCCCGCTACGGGGTGCTGGGCCTTGTTTTCTAGGTTGGTTTCAGGGCCTGGGGCGGGTGGGGAGGCGGTTGGGAGTGATTCTGACTGATTTTATACAGCTAAACACTAAGTCTTCTCGCTATCCCCAACAATCCCCTGTAACTGTTCCACACTGAACTCTGATTCTTCTTTCTTCTGTTCAGCTTTCAATTCCTTAATCAGTTTCGCATACCTAGCAAGATCCTCAGCTGAACTCTTCTTCAACTTCCCTTCTAAGGACTCCGCTAACAACGCTCTGGATTCTCTGTAAAGTATGGTAATCAATCGTGCCTCGATATTTCCAATACTTATCTTAGCCCTGCCCTTCGTACGCATGAATTCTTTGTCAGGATCAGGTTGGGCTACATTAATATACTTTGGAGTGGAGTCAGGCATTACCACTTCCTCGGGCCCTTGATACTGGATCCATTAGGCATCACGATTTCTTGTTCTTTAGGAGGGATGATTTTAGTATTCACGGGCATCGCAACAGGAGCCAGGTCAGGGTTTTGTTCTAGTATTCGTTGCATACTCGGCGCCTGGATATTAGTCACACCAGACTGTCTAGTGATATTACTAGCCACTTGATAACCAATAGGCTGTGTAAGCATGCTCTCAACTTCACGAATACGGTCAGCTACTAGTTTCTTGGTGTCAGTGTCTAGATTAGAGTCTAGCAGTAACTTGATTAAGAAGTTCAGTTCGGTCATACTTTGTCCTTTGTTCGTTTAATCCTAAATATACTTTGTGCCCGTTTCTTTGCTTTGGTAAATAATGAATCAAAGTTAGGGGCGGTGACTCCGGGTGCGTTCATATAGGCTTCTATCGCGCGTTCTTTGGATTCTTTAGATGACTTAGCATTACCTTGCTTCCACATCTTACTTAGATACCCGGGTTTACCTTGGATACCGGCTCGGTATTGTCTGTGTATCACACCGTTGATTACCTCTTGATTAGACATCTCTTTAGGCTTAGCTACTTTCCCTGAATCCATGTCTTCTTGGGTGACAAAGATCTTAGAGTCTAATCCTTTAAAGTAAGCCTTGGCCTTGTCTACGTTGTCAGTCAACAACGCACGGGTACTAGGGGCTTGCATGGCTAGGACCTCCTCGGGCGTTGGTTTACGTTTGTCGCTCATTTTGAGTTAGTCTTTCCCTTACCAGGCCCTTCGAACACATAACCATGAGGGGTTGATACTTGGGCTGACCCGATGTCAGCAACCATAGGTTGTGGTGTATGGGTTTTAACCGGTACGAATCCTTTACCGTTGTATCCTATGTCTGCTGGGTTGACTGGCTCGAAGCTAGCGATGTTACTACTAGGTATCACCGCGACTCTGCCGTTGTATCCAACATAAAGCTCTTTTCGATTCATGTCATACTCAAGCATTACATCGATTGTTGTATTCAGTTTCTCACCAAAGTTCCTACGGTTTAAGAACAACGGCTTAGTCAGGTTAGCGAATTGGACTAGTATTTTACTCATACTACCTCGAATGGGTTGAACTTAACTTCAGGATACTTACCCCAAATTTTAAGTCCATCGTTAGTTATGTGTGTAATCGTTTTAAAGTCTTTGCAAAGTGTCTTGGCTATCCCTTGCTTACGTTGATCGGCATGAACATGGACATAATGCAGGATACCTGGCCACATAACACTAAATCCTAATACCGTGTCTGGGCTGTCTGTTATCACTGCCAATCGAACTATAGTCTTATGGTGTGCTAGTAAAACTTCAATAAACTGATGATATACTTTAAAGTAAGACTCTTGATCAATTAACTTAAAGTATTCATTACCATACCTGAGACTTCTAAGCCATTTGCTGTATACCAATGCTTTATACTGTTCGGGCAAGCTATAACCGTCATACTTCAAGACCGAGTACGACGCTTTGGGAGCTTCTTGAGTCCCATTTCCTTGGCCGTCCACTTACGCACCCCCCATAAGTATTCGTATCGTCGGATAATCAAATAAACGGTGTGAATATTCACCGACTGGCCCTTGCTTAGTAACTCGGCGTGTATCTCCGAGTTCTTGGCACCGTCGGCAGTCCTGTGCATCACGTACTTGTGTATCGGATTCTTGAACCTGACGGAGTTCAATTGATGTCGGAGTAAGTCGTAGTACCTCCCACGTGCTAACGTCTGCTCCATTGGCTCTTGCCTTGAGAAGTTGGTGGAGAACTGCTTGAGCACTCGGTCGTTTCCGACTGTCTGCTCTGCGTCCTCGAACCCGGAGTCTTTTAGGCGCTGTTCCCATTCTAGGTATAGTTCCTTTAGTTCCTTAGTCTTCCAAGGGCCCATTCGGCACTGCTCTTAGTCCCGGTGTCGCTTCAGCAGCCTTAGAGGCTTGTTCTTGTTGGGCCAGTCGCTCCTTGACCTGTGTACGAATTACTGTAAAGACCTCGTTCGCTACTTGGTTGGCTGCGAGCTTACGCAGTGAGTGAATGAAGTATGCATCAGGTTTGTGGTCCTCAGTTGGACCGAGGTGCATGATCATACTCGCAAGCGTTGCTTTCTGGGTTTCGATAGTAGCAGTGACCATAGCTCCAGAGATAATCCGGTTACTCCATTCCTCGAACTCAGTCATACCCATAGGCAACGGGCGGGGTTCATTCATCTGAGCCGAGATAACCGCCTTAGGAGTAGCTTTGAGGTTACGTCGCAGGAGTTTCGCTAGCAGGCTGTGCAGGAGCATCAGTAGCTTCATTGGACTGTCCTTTCAGTGCTTCGGCCATTTCTCGTTTAGTGTCCTCAGTCAACCCAACTTCGGGGATTGGAGGCTCAGCTCCTACAGACGCGTTGGCTTTGTCAATCTGAGCTTTCAATTGCTCATACTGAGTCTCAACTTCTTTGATTTTATTTAAAATAAAAGGCTTAGTCTCGTTAGCTCGAGAAATACCAATCTCAAGGTTACCGAGTTCTAATCGAAGTTGAGCATGCTTGTCTACCAGTGCTTTAAGCTTGTCTTGCATCTTTTCCATCCTGTTCTTAAACTTGTTTGAGTCCGCCATTCGGCGTTGTTTCCGATTCATGTATTAACTGTATACTATCGCCTTGCTGTGGTCAAGGGAAAAATGACACATAGTTTGCAGTTTATGAATCGTGAATTGGTGTCTAACTGTTATACACTGCGTGGTAGCGTCCCTTTGTATACAGTACTGTATTCTACCCCGGCTGCCCGCGGATGTCTCTTTATAACATGGAAAACAGAGAAAGTCAACTATTTCTTTTCCCTTTATTTACGAATGGCGGTTGCAATCTAGGTTTATACATGATACATTAGTTGCATGAGACTTGTAAGCTTAAAACAAGGTACTAAACAATGGCGTGAGTGGCGGGGTAAAGGATTGGGTGCCAGTGACGCCCCAGTGTTCATGGGCGAGTCGCCATGGCAGACTCCGTTTGAGCTTTGGTTGACTAAAACTGGGTTAGCAGAACGTACTCCCCCTAATGAGTTCGCATTAGCAGCTATGCGTCGTGGAACTGAGCTAGAACCTAAGGCTCGTAAGAAACTTGAAGCTCAACTCGGTATGACTTTCGAGGATTGTGCAGCCGAGCATGACGACTATCCATTTCTGAGAGCTAGTTATGACGGACGTAATGATCAGAATCAGTGCATTATCGAAATAAAGTGCCCTGGTAAAGAAGCACACAGTAAAGCTTTAAAGGGTAAAGTACCTGACTACTACATTCCACAGATTCAGCAGCAGTTGATGATTTCAGGTGATACAGTGTGTTACTACGGTTCGTGGGATGGTGATGACAAAAGTGACGTGGTAGTAATTAAAGTATTGCCAGACCTCGAATACCAGGGTAAGCTGTTACAGACAGCTAAGGACTTCTGGATGAGAGTTCAGGAGAGAATTCTTCCAGAGATTTCAGAAAAAGATGTAACCAAACTGCTTAATCAACAAGCCTCGTTGACTGAGCAGCTCTCGAAACTAACAGAGGTATTAAAACTAATGAATGGAGTTAAATAATGAACGCAGGTAACTTTGCAGCTAAAACCAAACAAGCTTTGACTAGTATCGACGAGTCCAAGCTTAAGTCCCGTAGCGGAGGAACAGGACAGAACTTCGATCCTATCGTGAAGTTCTACCAGTTCACGCCACTGAGTGAAAAAGCAGGTCCAAAGTCGGCTTACTTCGGTGAAGGTGACAAACTCATTGGTACATACAAAGGCAGTTATACCAAGACCCGTGAGATCACTCGTAAGAATGGAATGAAACAAAATCTTACCGAAACTAAGTTTCTCATTGAGACTGATGAAGGAACTGTCGCAATCGGCGGAAGCAAGGTCTTGGCTGACGAGCTCAACAACGTTCCTAAAGGCGCAAACGTTGCAGTTACTCACGATGGAAGCGGAACTTCTAAAGCGGGTAAGGGATTCTACAAAGTTCGAGTCGTAGCGTCTGAGTGGATTCAGACCGACCGCGCAGCTAACGAGTAGTATCAACAGGTTCTGGCCAATTAAATGGGATTGTGTGTGAGTGGCGCGTACACCCCAGCCTGTTACCCTTGGAGGACCGGTGGAATGGAAGACAATAACGACAAGTCAAGAATTCCTCTCACTAATCAAGGATTGGACAGGTCCGGTAGCTTGCGACACGGAAACTGCAAAGGATACGCATCTTCTGGGAATTTCCTTTTCAATAAATCTAAAATCACTTTATATTCCGATAACTCAATTTATTTTAGGGGAATTTGTAGAAGTTGTAAACAAAGAGTTGAAGGAGTTGCTTTCGAGTTTTCTGAAAGAACATCTTCTAATAGGACATAACTTTACTTATGACAAACGTTTTATTGACCAGTATTTTTCTATTCAGTCTAATTGGATCTTCGATACTCGTATCGGTTGGCATCTCTGTTCTGCTCCTTCGGGACCCCGTCCGTATGGTCTCAAAGATGCCCAAAAAGAAGTCCTCGGGTGGACGGAAACGAATGAAACGGAGCTAAAGCGTGAAGTCGAAGCGAAAGGCGGAAGTCTCAAAAAAGGTGAACACTATCTTGCATCTGTCGATAGTCTCGCTAAGTATGCTTGCTTGGATGCTCAGTCTACTTTTCAATTATATAACAAACTGAATAAGTGGTTTAAATTCAACAACTACCAGTGGGCAATGGACCTCATGATGGAGTACAACCAACTGCTAGAGCGTAACACCCAAGAGGGCATTCTAGTAGACAGACCAGGACTTCAGAAGGCTGTAGACAGACTAACTAAAGAGTCCGAGGCAGCTAAGGCCCGCACTAACCGACTGTTGAAAGAAGAGGTAACAAGTCTTGAAGAAGCCTGGGCGGATCGTAAGATCACTGAATATCAGCGAGAATATAACAAAGTATTTTACCGAAACCATCCCGAGCAATGGGAGCGGTTTAACTGGAACTCTGACAGTCATAAACGGGAGTTGTTCTTTGACGTCCTTGGACTCGAAGTTTCTGAACGAACTCCAGGTGGATCAGCTAGTACGTCTGCAGATTCAATTACGCAGGCTCTACGAAATGTCACAGATCCTAGAATCCGCAAAGCACTCGAGGGATACCTGAAGTATGAGTCCTCTAACACAATTGTCACTAGCTTCGGTAATGCTTACCTTAACAGTAGTATTGCTGACAGTCGACTTCATCCTGGATTTAACATCTGTGGAACTGTCTCCTATCGGTTGTCTGGTTTCAAGCCTTATCTTCTTAACGCTCCTTTTAACGAACACAGGCTCCTAAAACACCTTAAATGTGACCCAGGGTATATCGGGGTTCATGCTGATTTATCAGCTATTGAACCTACGATCACTGCTCATTATTCAGACGATCCAAGCCTTACTAAAGTATTCGGTCAAGGACTCGGAGACATCTACCTCGACCTCGCGTTAGAACTCTTCCCCCATGACCGAGAGCTACACTCCGGCTATAACCCTAATGTGCCTATAACTAAGACAGTTAAAGAGAGATTCTCCAAACAGCGCGGTATAGCTAAGGTCATCCAACTAGCTGTACAATACACAGGCACTGAATTCACCGTTTCAAAGAACTTGACACGGCAAGGATTTCCTACTACACTAGATGAAGCTAGGACGTACGTCAAACGGTATTGGCAGAAGTTCAGGAAGGTTCAACGGTTTAACGACCGGCTTCGAGAACTAAACCGAAATGAAGGGTATCTTAGGAATGTCATTGGTAGAATCATTCAAGTCCCTGATCCGGAGTACAAAGACCTGGGCAATCGATTTATACAATCTAGTGCACATGACGTACTTATACTATGGGTCACTAAGATATACAAGAAGTGCGCGGAGAGAGGCATTGGCATTAAGCCTGTCCTACTTGACTGCCACGATTCTACGTCCAACCAGGTACCAAGTGATCAAGTACACAGGCTCAAAGAAATCTATGAAGAAGCGCTGGAAGAAGTTAACCAAGACTTGCAATTGTCGGTCAAAATCAAAGCGGAAACAAAAACGTTCCAGACACTAGCTGGACTTAAAGGAGACGAATGAAACCGTTAACGTTAGCATTACTAGGAGCAGTAGCATTAGCAGGTGTAGCAGCCAATGTACCTGACCAGGGTATACGAACGATTACGCTTAGCTCGAGCAACACAGTAAGTTTGTCAACAGCCATTAATGGGGAAACGGCGGCTAGATTGCAAGCTCAGTTAATCGAAGCAGACCGAACAGCTGGGTTCTTTAGTCCCGTGTATCTGACTTTGAACTCTCCTGGTGGGAGTGTTACAGACGGGGAGAAAGTAATCGAGACTGTCAACGGGCTAGGGCACCGAGTCGACACAATTTCCATGTTCTCAGCAAGCATGAGCTTCATCATCTCGCAGTACCTGGGCAAGCGGTACGTTCTAGAGTCCGGTACTATGATGTCTCATCGGGCGTATGCTGAGGGGTTGTCGGGCCAAGTGCCCGGCAATCTAATAACCCGAGCACTAGAGTTACTGACAAGTGTGACTAAACTCGATGAACACATTGCCGCTCGGGTAGGCATGAAACTCAAGGACTACCAAGCCTTCATTCATGACGAAGCTTGGATGCGCGGTGAAGAAGCTGTGAAACTGAAATTCGCAGACAGTCTAGTACGGGTTAAGTGTGACCCAAGTCTCCAGGGTACAACCGCCCCGCAGACTATACAGTTATTGTTCACGTCTGTTAAAGTAAAGTGGTACAAGTGTCCCTTGATTACCCAGCCCGCGGCAGTAGACGTAGACGAATCAGCATCGAACTCTGTACGTAAAGAAATCCTGACGTTGTTGTATGCACCCAGTGACTACGTACGGCAATACGGAGTAACTAAGTTGTCGGGGGGGCTGTGAGTGACCACGGAACTAACTATAATTGTGTTGTGTGGTCTAGCCGTCCCGATTACGGTAGTGCTCCTACTATCGTTAATATTGGTGAGACTAGTACTCTGGAAGGCTTCACGAGTCTCTACCAGATTACTGAGGATTCGGCCAAGGGTATTATCACGGCGGGAACTACGGCGGGTTTTAAAGGTAGTGTCTGGAGCGAAAGACTCTGGATCGACCTCGACTCAAAAGAAACTTTGAGTAAGACAAAAGGAGTACTAGATGGAATGGGCGTTAGTTACGACGTGTGGTTTACTGGCAATCGTGGGTTTCACATTAGTATACAGAGGGATTCGAGTCCTACCCATATACTACCAGAACAAGACAAGTCCTGGGTTAAAGGACACATCCCATACGCAGATCTGGGAATTTATACCCACCTCCATTTATTCCGACTACCCGGAACTGTCCATGCGAAAACTGGAGCACGGAAAACACTGGTTGAGTCCACGCCAGGGGTCAGCTTAGTCCATGCTAAGTACCAACGTCCAGTTACAAGAATCCCTAGTTCTACTGGCACTATGCAGTCCAATAATAATATGGTTAGTGTATTCAGCGATTTCCATATTAATTCCAAGCTTGGTAGAGTCCGAGTGGGTAATCGACACCATACTTTGGTTAGTGTTTGTAATGCTCTTCGGGATCGTGGTTTTGAGTTGTCATTCACCAGGACTTGGTTGATCGAGATGAACAAAGACTTCATGGGTGGAGGAAAGAGCCTTGAAGAAATCGAAAGAGTCGTCCAAAGTATTTATCAACGCCAGGGATAAGTATCTTCAGACTAAGTATGGTATTGGAGTGTTGTGGTATGCACACCAATTAATAACACAAAATCACTCGTGTGCGATCTGCAAGAAACACCAGTCTAACTTTAAGAACTCGTTACATGTCGACCATAACCACAAAACCGGCAAGGTCCGTGGATTGTTGTGCTACTACTGCAACCGCAGGCTGGTAGGACGGAATACTATAGAATCCGCTACCAAGATCCTCAAGTATCTGTTAAAGTATGATGAGGAGGCGAAGTGATACCTGTTTGTGTTAAGCACGGTTCTACAGGTTTTTGTACATACTGTTGTAAAGAAGATGGGCATAAAATGTGCAGTAGTACTAGACCCGGTATCAATGACGAGTACGCCAAGAGTATACACGATGGTGTAAGCAGGATAGGGGCTCTTATGGATAAGTCTAAAAAAGAGACTTCTGGAGTTACTGTTGTAGCAGGGTCTCGGTGTAGAGATTGTGGAGAAGATGGGCATATAATGTGCAGCCGTACTAAACCCAATACCAATGACGAGTACACCAAGAAAGCCAGTAAGATTCGCCCCAACCTGCTTCCCTATGAAGCGGTTATTGAAGGTATCAAGGCGATGGAATACGGAGCTAAGAAGTATGGTCCCGAACAGTGGCGAGACGTCGACATGGAGCGCGTAGACTTCCTTAACGCGTTAGAACGCCACCTATTAGCCTATAAGTCCGGAGAAAAACTAGCAGAAGACTCTGGAGTCTCCCATCTCGGACACATCATTGCGAACTGTGCTATACTACTAGTCAAGTTCGACAAGGCGGGAAAATGAACAAGTCTAACAGAGAAATTGAAAAGAAGTACTACGTCCTCGAAGCCAGTTGGAAAGACATCGAAGACTATGTACTAGCCAACGACGGCCAGGTCGACATCGATGCAGCTATCTCGACTGACTGGTTCTGGAAGGCTCCTAACGTAGATGTCTTCAGGCTCCGAGAGAACACCCATGAGTTGACCGTTAAAGTCAATGACAAAGGGAATACTGTGGACAGACTCGAGAATAACATCGTAGTCAATGACCTTGAGACTACGATTGACTCGTTTAGCATTATGTTCGGTAGACCTAACGCGTTGGAGAAGACCTTTTCTGTTTACACGTATAAGTCAACCGTGCTAAGCTTGTACTCGATCACGGGGAGTCCGGAGTTGTTCTTCGAAGTAGAGGCGAATGACCTCGAGACTCTTAAGACTGTGAGTTATGAGTTCGAATCCCGGTTCAGTTTACTCCGTGAGCGTCGGAGTCTTTACCAAGTGTTTTTTGGAGGTGGAAAGTGAAAGAATACAAGCAAGGAATGGTAGTTCAGATATTAACGCGAGAAGACTTAAGAAACATGCTTGAGTCAGAAGATGAATACTTCTATATCGTGAAACAAACAGATGGATTCTTCGTTATAAAAGAAGGCGATCTAACTGATATGGAGCCTAACCAATGACCCAAGCTAAGTTCAAGAGACTTAAAGCAGGAGCCAAAGTCCGGTTTAACTCTGAGTATTGTAAGTTCTTACTAGACAAGGCCTATCAGTTCAATGTCAGTTACAAAGGGTTTAACCACGAGTCAGCATTGTGTTTTGTGTTGATATCGTTGGGAGACTACAAAGCAGTCTTACGGGATGAATTCGGTCATAACAATTCAAGACAAGTTTCCGTGACATTCCCTAAGTTTCCAGGGTTAGAAGACCGGTTTTA